CTAGTTAAATACCTAGACTACCAATAAATGGTATATTGGAAACTTAACTAATCAAGGAGAGATCGGGCATGTCACAAAACCAAAAGCTTGAAAAGGTTCTGAATTTGCTATTAAGCGAAAATTCGGACCAGGCCGCTGAACTACTCCACCAAATCATTGTAGAAAAAGCACGTACTATTTACGAAAGCATTGTAGACGAAGAAGAAGTCGTTGACACTGAAGACGGACAAGACGAGCTAGACGAATCCGATGAAGTTGGCGGAGAACCAAGCGAAGATTTTACAGATGAAATTGCAACTGACCAAGAAGAAGTCGCTGCCGACGAAGAAAATGACGGCGAAGCAGGTGATGACGAGGAAGAAGGCGAATTCGGCGCCGAGGAAGAAGGCGAAGGAACAACTGAAGAGCGTGTTGAAGATCTAGAATCGCAACTTGCCGAACTTCGTGCAGAATTTGACGCACTAATGGGCGAAGAAATGCAAGAACCTAATCACGCTGACCTTGGCGCAGATGACGAATTCGCAGATGACGAATTTGCAGATGACGAAATGGCTGGTGACGAAATGCCTGATTTCGGCGGCGCCGGTGAAGAAAAAGTAGTAGGCGAAGTCGTAGCTACTATGTTTGAGAAGAAGAAAAATTCTAAACTCGAAGTAGCACCGCAAAAGAAAGATGCCAAGAAAGACAAGAAAGTCGACGAAGAAACAAAGTTCTTGAATACAGTGGGCGACACAGGTCAACGAGGTACAGCAAAACTAGTAGGTACTGGAAAGAACACACCACTAGGCGCCGAACAGGACAAGTCACCGTACACCAATATTCCGGCACGTAAAGACTACGGCGGAAAGCCAACTAAAATCGGTGGCGGAACTGGCGGCGAATACGGAAAATTTAATGGTGATTCGGCAGCAAGCAAGACACCTACAGATAATGTAAATGTTGCACCAAAAGGCTCAAGTATTAAGGCAGATACCACTGCAAAGTACACAGGCGGTAAGGTTGCAGGACCGGGATTCACAAAGTCTCCTTTTACAAAGAAGCCGGATTAAGGAAATACCGTGATGATGGCAAATAAACTGTACGAGTTCTTATCATTTGATAATGCACACGTTCAACTTCTCGAAGAAGATAATAAAATGACCGGCGGTAAAGATCTCTGCATGAAAGGGATCTTTATCCAGGGCGACGTAAGAAATCAAAATCAGCGTGTTTATCCAGTTCGTGAAATTGCCAAAGCCGTAAATTCGGTCACTGAGAAATTAAGCACAGGTCAATCAGTTATGGGAGAGCTCGACCACCCGGAAGAGCTTTCTATTAACCTTGATCGTGTAAGTCACCTCATTACAGAAATGTGGATGAATGGTGCAGATGGATACGGAAAGTTGAAGATTGTTCCAACTCCGATGGGCGGCATTGTAAAGACATTGCTTCAGTCGGGTGCAAAGTTGGGGGTATCTTCCCGTGGTTCCGGTAACGTTGGTGACGACGGTGCAGTTTCAGATTTTGAAATTATTACTGTTGACATCGTGGCGCAACCAAGTGCGCCAGATGCGTATCCGAGAACGATTTATGAAAGTCTTTTTAACATGAAGGGTGGTTCGATAGTGATGGATACCGCAAGGTATGCATTAACAGAGGCCGCTGCACAGAAACAGCTTGTTAAAGACATTCAGAGACTTATCAAAGAGTTAAAAATTTAAGGGGAACTCAAGATGGCTAAAAAAATTGATGAGATCTTGAGCGAAAGCGTTGGACTATCCGAAGAAGTCAGGGGCCAGATTGTTGGTCTCTGGGAATCTAGACTATCCGAAGCTCGTGAAGAAGTTGCTGCAACACTCCGTGAGGAATTTGCACGTAAGTTTGAACACGACAAGGGTGCTTTAGTAGAATCTATGGATCGTTTCTTAACAGACAAAGTCCGCGTTGAACTCGAAGAATTCGCCGAAGACAAGAGAAAACTTGTCGCTGAACGAATTGCCTACCAAGGTAAGGTCGTTGAACATACAGGAATGTTAAACAAATTCGTTACAGAAACCGTAGCAAAAGAAATGAAAGAATTCTATGCCGAAAAGAAGGCAATGAAGGAAAATTTTGGAAAGCTAGAAAACTTTCTATTGAAGCAACTTGCCGAAGAAATTCGCGAGTTCCGCACCGATAAGAAGTCTCTTGTGGAACAGAAAGTCAAGATGGTTACCGAAGGTAAGCAAAAGCTACAAGAAACAAAAACGCAATTTATTAAGCGTGCCGCACAGATTATCGAGTCAAATATTGAAAAGACTCTGCGAGCTGAAATCGATCAATTCAAGGATGACATCCGTGTTGCCCGTGAAAATGATTTTGGACGTAAGATTTTCGAAAGCGTTGCTGCTGAATTTATGACTTCGTATCTAAATGAAGGTACTGAGTTGAAGAAAATGCAAAGAGTACTCGAATCCAAGAATGCACAGCTTGCAACTCTAACTGAATCAGTTAAGAAGAGCAAGGGACTGCTAGAAGGACTAGATGGCAAATTGCGTGCAACTCAAGACTTAGTCGAAAGACAGGCAGTCATGACAGAATTATTAGCCCCATTATCGAAAGATAAGAAAGGCGTAATGAAAGAATTACTTGAATCGGTTCAGACAAAGAACTTACAAGGTGCATACAACAAGTATTTGCCTAGTGTTTTAAATGAAGCCGCTGTACGTAAACCTGAGTCTGCAAAGACACAGTTAACCGAGGCGACATTGTCAGCCAAGACAGGTGATAGAGCGAAGGTCGCTCAAATTGAAGATAACGAAGACTCGTTAGAATTAGCGAGAATTTTAGCCCTAGCCGGCAGAACAAAGTAATTAGGAGAAACATATAATGGCCACTAAGCTATTTGAATCAAATTGGGGCGCAACAAAAGAAGCCCTTCTAGAAGGTCTTTCGGGAACCCGTAGACAGTCCATGGACGTCGTGTTTGAAAACACTCGCCGTTACTTGGCTGAATCGGCTACTGCTGGAGCCACACAAGCTGGTAACATCGCTGTACTTAACAAAGTTATGCTACCGCTAATCCGTCGTGTTATGCCGACTGTTATTGCGAACGAAATCATGGGCGTACAGCCGATGACCGGTCCAGTTGGTCAGATCCACACATTGCGCGTTCGTTATGCGAACACCGCAGCTGGTGTAACAGCCGGTACAGAAGCATTGGGTCCGTTCGAAATTGCTAAAGCATATTCGGGTAACGAAGTCGCTGCTGATCCCGCTGCCGCTTCCACAGCACGTCTTGAAGGCGTACCTGGTAACAAGCTCAGCATCCAGATCTTGAAAGAAACCGTTGAAGCCAAGTCGCGTAAGCTATCGGCTCGTTGGACTTTCGAATCTGCTCAAGACGCAAATGCCATCCACGGTATTGACGTTGAAGCTGAAATTATGCAAGCTCTTGCACAAGAAATCACAGTTGAAATCGACCAGGAAATGCTATTCAAGTTGTCTAGCCTAGTTCCGGTTGCTCCAACAACTTTCAATCAAGCCGCTGTATCCGGTACAGCAACATATGTCGGTGATGAAATGGCTGCTCTTGCAGTTATGATTAACCAACAAGCTAACCTTATTGCTGCACGTACACGTCGTGGTGCTGCTAACTGGGCAGTTGTTTCGCCAACCGCGTTGACAATTCTTCAGTCTGCAACAACATCATCGTTTGCACGTACAACCGAAGGTACATTTGAAGCACCTACAAACACAAAGTTTGTTGGTACATTGAACAGCACATTACGTGTGTATGTCAACCAGTACGCAGGCGACGGCGAAGCAGTTCTGTTAGGCTACAAAGGCCCAACAGAGACAGACGCAGCAGCTTACTACTGCCCGTACATTCCGTTGATGAGCATTGGCCCAGTCATGGACCCACAGACTTTCGAGCCAGTGGTTTCCTTTATGACACGTTACGGTTATTTGGAACTTACTAACACAGCTAACAGCTTCGGTAACGCAGCTGACTATCTGTCGAAAGTTGGAATAGATTCGAGTACGCTCAAGTTCTATTGATCCAACCGGGCTAGTACCTTAAAGAGTACGATGACACAAAAGCGCCCTCCGGGGCGCTTTTCCTTGACTTCGTTTTCTAGATATTTGATAAATATACGAAACGGTAGGTATACATCATATGTCTCAGCAAATTAAAATCCAAGATGGGGTAATAGTCTATTCGACGCCTAACCCAACGGCACCCCGCCTTCCAGCCAATGTTTCTACAGGAGAC